TGACTTTGGCCCCTGCGTGGAAGGTTTCGTCCGGGAGGGTTCCCACCCCGGGGGTGGGCTCGGCCTTGGACGCCCCGTTCTGCGCGTTTACTGCCCCGCTAGCGCGTTTTGATTGCTGGGTGGTGTCTTCACCCTCCTTGATCGTCTCAACGGCTTGGCGGCGGTAGATCTCGCGTCCGTGGGCGATGATCTCAGCGACCTTAGCTGTCCCGGCATGGATAGCTTTCCCAATTTCGGCGTGGGTGGATCCGTTGTCGTGCATGAGGTAGGCCCGGAGGCACGGGTAACCTTCGATTGGCTTGGTTTCGTGGCTTGGGACCGTGAGCTTCGGGATTGGTCGGCCTTCCCGGTCGAACTCGGTCCCGCGTGGGTAGGCCAGCAATCCACGGCGGATGCCGTAGGCAACGAGGTCCTCGGCCTGAGCCATCATGCGGATTGTGTCCGCGGTCATGGGCTTGATTTCGCCCGGTTGGACTTTTTTGCAGAGGTAATGGGGTCGGCTCATAGGTCAGAACGGCAGCGAGTCGTCAGGATCTTGGCTTGGGTCGGGCTTGGTCTGGGCTTTGACCTTCTGAGGCGCGGCCGTGTCGCCCCCTCGGTTGATTTTCTTGTAGTTGCCCACGATGCCCCCCTTCACTCCCTTGTCTCGGGCTTCCTTGGACACGCCTTGTTTGACCATTCCATCGTTGCCGTACTGATCGGTTCCGTCCTTGTTTGGTATCAGGACGAGGTCTGCGTAGATGCCCTTTTGGCCTTTGAAAAAGTGGCCCTTGTCGAGCTTGGTGACGTCAATGTTTGCGATTATCATGTTTTGGTGTGTTGTTGAGTTGAAGAGCGGCAAGCCATGTCAACCAGCGTGTTAGCTGAAGACTGACAGCGATGCGGTTGTTTGGATCGGTTTTCCCGTGTTCTTTGTCGTGCCAATCGTGAAACCGTTGTCTTGCTATGTTGACACGTTCAGCGTGCATCAATGCTTCGTTTTTTGTCATTCAATGTGCTGGTTGTTGTTTTCCGTGAATCGGCAGAATTTTCCTTCGTACCACAGAGGCACTAAGCCACATTCACCGTCTCTTTGTTTGGCTATTGCAATGACAGCCTCGCCTTGGGGTTGGTTGCGTTCCCTGTTGAGCAAGAGGACAAGGTCGGCGTCGCGTTCGATCTGGCCGGAGTCGGCGAGGTCGGTGAGTCGAGGCACCCGGCCTTTGTCCTTCTCGTTCTCTCGATTAAGCTGAGCCAGTGCGATCACTGCTGTATTGGTGTCGGAGGCCACGCCCTTGAGCTTTCCTGAGACCTCGGCGATCTCGTAGGTCTTTTTCTCTGCTGACTTGGATCCATGGATTTTCTGGAGGTAGTCGATCAACACAAGCTTCACCTTCCATTTACGGACAGCCCTGCGGATTACCGCGGTGATGGTGGCGATATTGGACACACCGGATCCTGATACAAAATAAATCGGGCTGCCTGCGATCTTGGCCGATGCTGTTGACATAGCCTTCATCCCTCCTTGGTCTAACTGGCCGGTCTTGATGTCCTGCATTGGGATTGTGCCCACGGTCGATACCATCCGGCGCACGATGGATTCATCGGACATTTCCAACGAGATAAACAAGGTCGGCACCCGGTGGTCAATGGCTGCTGCCCGGGCTATTGCGATGGCAATGGCGGTTTTTCCGATGCTTGGTCTGGCCGCAATGATGGCCAACTCTCCGAACTGGAATCCGTCGGTCATGCGGTCCAGTCGGTCGAATCCCGAGGTGATGCCGGACAATTCTCCCTTCCGAGCAAACCTCGCTTGCGTGGAATCAATAAACCGACTGACAACAGATTTGCATGATTGAACCTCTTCCTTCGATGCCTCAACGGTGATCCCGGCTTCAGCATTGGCGACGATTTGATCCACCGACAGGGTGGAGACAGCCGAATCGCGCATCAAACGATCCCCAGCGAATCTCAGTTGTCTGCGGTGATGGGCCTCTAGGACCGCTTTGGCAAACTCCGGGTAATTGGCTGGGCTCGGGCAAAACTCGTCGCACTTGTTCAGCACCTCGAAAGGCACCGGAGTCTGGCCCATGGATCGCTTCCACTCCTTGACCACGGTGGTCATGTTGACTGGCTCGGTTTTGGCAACGAGGCCTTTGGCCACCTCGTAGAGCTGTCGCAGGTTGTCGTTCTGAAACGACTCGGTGGGGATCTTGGCGAATACCTCGTGGCAGACATCCGATCCACCGGAGAGACAGGCTCCGATCAAACCGAACTCGTCGTTCTCGGCAAAAAATGGGTCGCTCATTGCCAGTCAGCGATGTTGGTTGAGAAAACGGACTTAGACCCCGCCTGCATTGGCAGCGATGATTGATTGCTGGATTTGCGGAAGATACCTTTCCAACCAGAGGCGATGGAATTCTCAACGCAGCTTGGGAACTCTGCTGGCGTGAACTCCTTCGACCACTTGGTCAAAGCAGCCTGGAGCCCGATTCGTTTGTACCCTTCACGTTTCTCGGTCTTGTAGTCGAGCCACAGGCGGATTGCATCCATGCATGGCTGCGTCCGCAGGGATTCTGGCATTTCGATTTCAAAGCGAACCGACCACGGCGACCTCTGGTCGTCTTTAGATTTATTCTTAGGAGTAGGAGATGGAGAGCTATCTTCTGGCCATCGTTCCGCCATTGGGGTCGCTATAGGCTCGCCATTGGGGTCGCTATCGTTTGGGCATTTCTTCCAACGTTTCTCTGCCCCAGCCTTTCCCGAAACCGATTGTTTTGCCTTAAAGGCGGTTTGCTGGTCTCTGACGTTCTCAAGTCTAGCATTGCGAAGCATCCCGTCGTCGCATGGCGAGAACTTGGCCAAGACATAGCCGATTGATGGCGACCCCATTAGGCCCGCCATGCGAGCGGCACGCTCTTGATCGTTTGGGATTCCTCCTTTTGTCCATTGATGGCAAAGCAGCCGGATGTAGCCGCCGACCTCTTCGGCGCTCATGTCGGACGTTCCAGCAAGGAAGTCGTCGGCGTAGAATTGAAAGGCAGGTGCCTTGCGCTTGGATTCGTCTGGGTTCATGGGGTCCTTGAATCCCCAATCCAACCACCGACGGGTGAGAATTGGCACAAACCCGGCGCGTTGCGCGGCCGGAAAGCCTCCGAAGGTGGCTGGATTGGGATTTCTGGTTTCATGTTTGTCATCGGGTTCTCACACCCGTGCCACCTTGCGGCGACTGCTGACAGTTACTTCTGCTCGGCCGAAACTACCAGCGAAAACTTGTCGAGAAATTCGGCCTTGGGTCGGACGTAAATCGTGCCGTTGCGGGTGTAGACCACGGCTTGGCGCTTGGTTTCACCGATGCGGAGTTCGGCCTCGGCGATGACTTCGACGACCACGGCGGGGTTGTGCTTGGATTTGAAAGTCATGGTGTTTTGCGTCGGTAATGTGGCACCGGATAAGATGCGCGGGTTGGCATCGGTATGCGGAATGTCTGAAACTCCATGATGCCGTTCTTGACCGCCGAAGCCAGCATTTGATTGGTCTGAGCCCGTCCGAGGCCCCATTCTTTACCCCACTGGAGCGCGGTTTTCCATTCGCTGGTGGGTTGCTGAACCTTGCGCTGGATCTCGTCCCGGATGCGCCTTAAAAGCTCGGCAGATTCCATGCTGTCTCGTTCTGTGGCCATTGGTGCAGGTAGAGTTGCGCGGTCGTGTCGGTGTATTCCCCGAAAACAATGCCGTGGGACCACGCCAACGTCCCCCGACGTTTGAGGGCGTAATCCATACAAGGAGCGTCGGCCAGCGTCCCGGGCGATAGGCACACCGGGTTGTCGGAACGTCGGCCGGTGGCCATTCCTGCGCGGTGGGCGTGGGCAACGACGGTGTTTCCCCACGTCTCGGCGGTGTCCCTAAGGAAATTCTCGGAATACAAAAGGCCGTGGCCCCACTTGTACCCGCCCAGCGTGTACCAGCTCCGAGGCAGCACGTCGTGGTGCTGGATGAACGTGTGGCAGTTTTTCTGGATCGGTGCCAGCATCCGTTCCCAAACGGCTTCCGCAAACCCTCGGACCACGGTGTTGTGGTGCTTGGTGAACTTGAGCGCCCGCTGGTCGTGGTTTCCGAGAATGAAGACCGTCGGCCTGAGCGCATCGAGGAACTCAGCGCCGCATCGAATGTCGTCGAGGTAGTCATCGGCATGGTCAGAGTCGTCCGGGTTGGCTAAGGCACCCGCCCGGAGGCTTGCAAGGTCGTAGGCGTCCCCTAGGTGGATGACTTCGTCGGGCTGAAACTGCTCGCGGAACAACAGCGCGGCGGCGAGCGCGTTTGGGTTGGCTCGGTTGCCGTGGCTGCACCCGACCGCCATGACTTTTTTCCGGCCCGGTGTGATGTTCACTCCGCCCCGTGGAACAGAAAGCGCGATCCGGCACAAGGCTACGGTCACCAGCGGCTAAGGACGGGCTCAACTGACGTCCCTCCGGCGCTGGCCCGATCCGATGAGTGAAACTGCGGCCATAGTCACGTTATGGTCCCCGGCGATGTCTTTCAGCCGATCCCCGGCAGCCCAACGGCGGCGGATGTCCCGGACTGCATCGTCGGGCAATGGCGGATTGAGTACGACCCCGTGGGTCAGTTTTTTGGTCGGCTTGTCCTGGGCGGGTTGTGTCCCGAGAAGCCGGGCGACCTGTTCCGAGGTCAGTGGCGCTTTCACTTAGTGCCTTTTCGTTTGCGTCGGCGGAATGCCGTTGGCCCGTCGTTGACTCGGATCTTCTGGACGTGGCGAGCGGTTTCTCCGGCTTGGGCCTTGGTCAACGGTGGCGCGTCGATTCCTTCAGCCATGATGCGTCGGACTTGGGAAGTGGTCATGGCTTGGCCTCCTTGGCTTTGTTCCAGTCGATAAACGTAAACGGGTTGTGATTGTTGGCGAGTGCATCCCCCGCAGCCTCCAGCCGCTTGATGCGATTATTTGTTGCAATAAGTTAATCAAGGGCTTTGCAGTGACTTCTGGAATGTTCAGAAAAATCTCTCAAAACCTTCTCAGTTACGAACACCGCATCATCTCGCTCCTTAGTTACCTCGTTGAGTTGGCGTTCGAGCTGGCGGCACAGCATTCCCAGATCGGCCACGTTGTGCGGTGTTGAGTCGGAGATAGGGGTGTCGCCGATCATTTTCGTGAGGTCAGGAATATGATCGTTCATTTCGCCTCCCTCGCTTTGAGCAATGCGTCTGTTGACCTAAACATTACGAGTGTCCCATCGACTACGTTGCAGTTTCTCGACTTCGCAATCATATCGTCCAGCCACGGCAACCCGCTGTCAGGTACGCACAACTTGATGGCTGCGTACTGGCGCAGGGTCATGCCTTCTCCGGTGGGGTAGAAATGGAAAGGGAAAGCACTTCCTCCGTCGTTGATTGGCTGGTTCATTGTTCCTCCTTTGATTGGAAAGTTTCCGATTCCCATGTCCTCGCCTTGGAAAAACACGTTTGGGTTTGGTTGGTTGCTCATTTGAGTCCCTCCGCAATCATGGCGTGCTCAAGAATCAGCACG